TTCTTCAACTGCTTCACCATTATCTGACCAAGTTGTTCAAGTTCCTCAGTGCTAATAAGGGCAAACATAAGATCAGCAGTAGCAGGGAGACCAAAGGACTCAGAAGTGTCAGTAAGGTCAACGTCACTGCTACCATAACCAGAACGAGTGGTCTGGGTGGCAGATACGATAGGGACCTCGGCTTCGACAGCCAACCCTCTAAGCTCCTCTGCAATAGACTTAACATAGCTATATGAATTGATAGAACCGCCCTGGCGATATCTGCTGGAAGCACATATATTAAGGTAATCAATGAAAATAATATCAGGTCTAAATGACTTCTTAAGTGCAAGTTCATTAAGAAGTGCTTTAAAGTGTCCACTGTGTGCAGATGCTGTAGGATATTCTTTAATTATAAGAGTTCCTTGAGTTTTTTTGCTTAGATTAGTTACCTTGTTTTCAAACGTAGACTTAGGCAGTTCAGTTATATCTTGAATGGGAACATTTAGAAGGTTTGCATCAATACGTTCAGCAATTTTCTCCTCTGCCATCTCCATAGTAATGTAAAGGACGTTACGTCCGTTAAGTAAAATGGAGCTAGCCATATGACACATGAAAAGAGACTTACCAACACCTGTCCCAGCAAGAGCGACATTAAGAGTCTTGTTAGGAAGACCGCCTTTCGTAATTTTGTTAAAATATTCGAGATCAAACGGGATCTTGTCTTCTGTTTTGTGATAGGACTCGAATCGTTCTTCAAAGTCTTGTAAGTAGTCATGACCAATATGATTATCAAAAGATACTGCTAGTGCATCAGAAAGAATTGATGGAATAGCATCCCGATTTTTTTTATCATCTTGCCCATCAGCAATGCTGATTGATTCCATCAGTGCCAAATAAATGGCACGATCACGACACCACTTTTCAGTAGTGTCTAACAACCATTGCTTTTCAACAGGGGAATCATCAAGAGATGAGGTAATCTCCCTAGACTCTTTTACCTCAGATTCAGTAAGATCTGTTCGGTTTTCCAGTTCAATCTTTAGTGCTTCAATAGTAATAGCACCGCCATACTTAACGATGAACTGAGTAATCTCTTCAAAAATAACTTTCTCAGATCTCTGATCAAAATAATCAGGTTCAATAAAAGGAATTACTTTGCGAGAATACTCTTCGTCAAACACCAGATTGCGTAGAATAGTAGTCTCAATTCTTTCCATCATTAATTACAAATATCGTACAGAGAATGATATGCTCATTCGAGTTTTGTTCTCTTTAAAAGGAGTTACCATATGAATAAGGTAACCAGGAAATAATACCAGAAGACCTGCTTTGGGATACAAATGATACCAAGAACAGTTTTGTGTTTGAGGATAAGGAACAAGACCTATCCTCTTTCCATAAGAAGGATCTAGTAAAGCTAAAGATCCTCCTGGATCATCCAGATCTCCATTTGCAATGTTATCTCCTAGAGGTAGTTTATCATCATCATAAGAAGTTATCAACTTCCCATCAATTAGATAATCTGCAGGATAATACACTCCTGCAATACAATCCATACCATGAGTGTGAGGATTATTAATATCCCCAGGACTACTTACATTTGCCCACAATTGATATGTTTGCAGTACTGCTCGTTCGTTACTGGGATCCCCCTCAAGAGTAACACTATCCATAAAACCATGATTAGCAGTATATAATTTTACCTGCTTATCAATAAGTTGTTTTATAGATTGAAAACTGGAATACTTTTCTTCTAAGGAATTCTGACTATGCCATCCTCCAAAATTACTGCGAACAATTCCTTTTGGATCTTTCTTCTGCTCCTCTAAGATATCATTGACAATACTGCGATTTAATTGAGAAACAGTTTCTCCAAAATAATGCAATGATACTGGAGTACCAAAGAGTCTAGGATAAGCAGACTGCATCAGTTAGCACCATAACTGAAAACTTGCTGAGCAATCTCATCAAGTTTTTCCATTACATCTGGTGTAAAGTATGTTTCGGGATCTTTGAGGATTGCTTTAGCATAGACTTTCTTACCGTCTATTTCATAGCGTCCAGCAACGTTTTTCCATAGACCTCCAAGCTCACCGAGTTCAAGAAGACCATAATATCGATCAAGACCACGCTCATCGTAATAAAGACGCACCGTAACATCTTGATTCTCCTTGCTTAAACGCGACTTAGCAGTCTTTGCCTTGATAAGGTTTCCGACAATTTCTGTTCCATCTTTTTCTTTCTTTTTGCTGAGATGGATGATTGTAGAAGCAGCATACTTGAGTCCACTGCCTCCACCCATTTCTTTTGTAGGGACATAAGCGCCAATGACATCGTAGGTGTGGTTGGTAACTATCATAGGAATATTAGCCTGCCCCAGTTTCAGTGTCAACATCCTGAAAGCACCTTTAATAAGTTGAGATTTAGTCATGTCTCGAACTTGTTTATCATTAAGTGCGTCAGTGATCTCCTTTTCTGTGGAAAGCATACCAAGAGAGTCTAACACAAACATACAAGGTTTGCGATCCTCTTCAGGTTTTTTTAGATATAAGTCAACTGCCTTGAGTGCCTTACTACGGAACTCCTCAACAGTAACAACATTGACAACAACTGTGCGATCTAAATCTACCCCGCGACTTGCGAGTAGAGACTTATTAACAGCCGCTTCAGTGTCAAAATATAGACAATACCCATCGGGATTGCTATCAAGGAAATTTTTAACGACAGCGAGGCTGAAGAAAGTTTTGCCAGTGCTAGACTCGCCAGCAATGGCAGTAATCTTATTCCTAGATACACCACCAAATATAGACCCTGAAACAAGTCCGTTAAAAATGTACGAACCAGTATCAACATACTCTTCAGTTTCGTCAATATCGGATGCGAGTTTTGTGTATTCATCGCCAATTTCTTTTACAATTTCTTCAAGAAAGTCCATGTCAAATTCCCATTAGATTACGTTGCTTATCAAAATAGTTTTTGAGGATCCAAGAACTACTGTTTATCTTGTCATTTCCCCCTACTCCCCATTCAAAGAGAACTCTAGGGTTATCCTTGAAGGCATCTAGTTCTGGAGTATTGCCTTGTTGCCTATCGCCGCCATTACAGAATACTACCGTTTCAGCAACATCTAAACATTTGGCAATCGCTCCACATGCAGATCCCAAATCATCATCTGGGACAGGAATGACCGCATCAACCATATTAAGATGTCTGATAATTTCGGCACGCTCATGCCAAGACTGGAAGAACTGACCTTTTTTATTTACTAACCAATCTTCGCTGTTAATACCAACAAACAAATAGTTAGAATAGTCTTTCGCTCTTTTAAAGTATTGAATATGACCACTATGAACAGGATCAAATCCACCAGTAACCAGACTTACTTTATCAAAAAACATTAGATAACAAAACCAAATTTTTCGCGTACAATTTTTTTGTATGGACCGCCAGGATTTTCTTCCCTGACTTCCTTTACAATTTTGAGTTTTTGATAAAGAGAGGTGTCTCCACCCAAACGCAATGCACTAACAATAGTGTCTAGTTCTTTATCATTAATAGGTAGTTCCATCAGCTAAAAAATGCCTCCAAAGTTGCTGTTTTTTCTACTTTCCACCCAATAGCATCAAGAATTGCTTTGAGTGGTTCTACAAAACTCTTCTGGAATTGTAGTTCATAATCAATGTATTTGTCAAGATTGAGTTCCTTGGGAAAATCTTGAATAAAGGAAACTACATTCTCTTGAATAATGTTTGGTTTCTTCAAATACAAAAACTTAATTTTTTCTCCATTACCAATAAGAGAATACTTATTAGTAAGTTTTTTATCCTTAATATAATAGTTAAAAAGGAGAGCACCTCTAATATGGATTGGTGTCCCTTTAACGTAAATGTCAGAATAGGAATGATACTTCACAACGTTAGATGCAGTCCTAGGGAAAGCAATCTGCTCAGGAGGAAGACTATTAAATTCAGTACGACACTTTTCAATGAAATCAATAACGTCTTCTTCAGTAGCGTTCATCATCAACTTCAAACCATCTTTAATCATTCGACGGCATGGAGCAGGAGTTGAAGACTTGACTGCTTCAATCCCCATCATTTTTAACTTAGGTTCAGAATACTGAACACCTTCACTATTCCATACATTAAGGATGTATCGTTTTTTTGCAGTCCAAATACCACGTTCAGCGATATTTTCTCGCTTCATTTGCATTTTTTGATCATATGCCGATACATAATCCGCAAGTTCTTGATATGAACGTTCAATAAAAGGTTCAAATTTCTCTTGGCAGATCTTGTCAAGTATCCCCACAATTGCTGCTTTATCGCCAGACTTAGCAGCAAAAAATTTATCAACAAGAGGTCCGAGATTAAGATAGATCGAATCAGTATCTGATGCGATAACATAATCGTTATCCTTTGTTTGCAAAAGATTATTTAGATATTTGTTCATCTTATTCTCAATCCAACGGATAGAGACTTGACCAGAAAGCGTAATCGCTTCCGCATTGGCCAGTTTGTAGTAACGGAAATATTGATTACCAATAGCACCATATGCAGAGTTGAGTTGAATCTTGCGAGCCATCTGGATGTTGTTACACCTAGAAATCTCCTTCTCAAGTTCTTTAGTTGGAGTCTTTTCATAATCTTGTTTTGCAGCAAGCATTTTCTTCTTGAAGACTGTTCGATCTTTGTAGATCTTCTCCATCAATTCGGGAAGAAAACCACGGACATCTTTGCGGTACATTGCACCGTTAGCACAAACCGCACTGTCCTTATACATTTCGAACGTTAGTTCTTCATTAAGTATTTTATCAACTGTTGCTGCTGGGTGCCTGGTATCCCTGAGTGTCTCTGGCGAAATATTGTACTGCATAATAAGATGGGGATACAGACTATTGAGGTCAAAACTAACCACCCAATCATACTTTCCTGGAATCGGTTCCTTAACATATGCACCTGCGTACTTGGAATCCTTATCTGAACGTTCTTTTGGTGGGATAACAATATCTCTCTTCTTCAGGTAATTATAGATGATGGCATCCCACATCCTAACCTGAAAAAACACATCGACGAAATTTACCTTAGCGTCAAGTGCCATGGTAACAGCAAGTTCGATAAGTTTCATCTTGTCTTCCAAACGGTCAACAAGTTCTACGTCAATGATATTATATTCTACGAACTTTTGCCACCCTTTTGTATAAAAGTCTTTGAATGTATCAAACTCAGAGTGATCAAGTTTCTTTTGTCCAAGTTCAACACTAGCTATGTAGTCCAGACGATATGATTCTTGATTAGTATAAGTAAACTTTTTATACAAATCAAGATAGTCAAGTTGAGTAATACCACCAACGTCATAGGTAATATGTTCGCGACCCATGATGACAGTTTTATCTTCCGTTACAAGACCCCAAGGAGAAAACCTCTTCTTAAGTTTTTCGCCAAGAACTCTATCCAAGCGACGGCAGATGTACGGGATGTCGTACAACTGAATATTCCAACCAGTCAAAACTTCTGGAGTATTCTCTTCAACCATCCACCAATTGATGAAATCATTTAGAAGATCATATTCATTATTGAACTGCTTATAATAATGATTACCTTGCTTTAGTTTGAATGGTCCTTGACCCCAAGTAATAATTTCCTTCGTATTATAGTCCTGAATAGTAATCAATAGAATTTCTTCTGCAGCAGACTCTACATCTGGGAATCCATTCTCAGACTTAACCTCAATATCAAGAGTTACAAGTTTAATCTTACTCATATCAAACTTGATTTCTTCTTCAGAATATTTGTCAGAAATATACTGATAGATATACCTGTCGTTTCCGTGGATTTTGAAGTTCTCTACGCCGTCATATTTTTTGATAAATTCTCTACATTCTCTTACTGTCCCAGGACGAATTGATTCAACACATTCGCCCTGGAGAGTCTTGTACCTAGTTTCTTTTTTAGAAGGCACAAAAAGAGTCGGAGAAAACTTTTCTCGGATCATGAAATGTTTTCCATTTTCATAACCCCTAACGAGAAAATGATCCCCGACCATTTGGACGTTGGTATAAAATCGCATTACGAAATCAAGTTAAAGAAGTCAATTTGAGATACTGGTCGATAATTTCTTGTGTAGGTTCGACCACTGTTAGGATGTCTTCTGAGCGCAATCTCAATTCATCTTGTCCAGAAACTTCTGGCCAAGGAACCAAGTTGCCATCGACATATTCATACGGTTTAATGATCTTGCAGTCGGGTTCTCCCAATTCTACTTCAAGTTCAACAACTTCGCAAATAACGACGTTATCAACCTTCAGCAGGAGTGCTTTGATCGTCTTGTTCGGTGAAGGCATTTAATCGTTCCTCATACATTTTTTTAACAGATTCAAGTGGTTCCACAACCGTTACTACCCAGTCGGGTTTGATGGGGACTGCTTTGTCTGATGTCAAAAGAATCCATGGAGACATTGTAATCTCAACAGTAGAATCATTCGAATCAAGCATAGGTTCTTCAGTAAGAAGAATGCTTTTTTGTGTAGTAATAGTAAATGGATTATTCAGAAGATAACCAACGATTTTACCCTCTTCTTCCCCATACAGAAGTTCTTTAGCATCGGAGATAACAGTCTCCCCAGACTTCAATAGAATTAATTTTACAGACATTGTTCCTGGTTTCCTTTCAGTATTATAGCAATAAAAAGGAGGGGCGTCAACTGGATTTTGCCAGTTGCCCCTCGGCGTCAGCGACGACGATATGCTCTATTTATAATCTATGCTCAACTGTTTATTTTTAAAGATAGTCTTTACGTTTATGATGATCTGGAACGATCTTTGCCAGATCGACTATCAGTAACCCATCTTCAAAAGTAACTGATCTAACTTCCGTTTCGTCACTGAGGGTCCATGATCTTGTGAAACTTCTCTGAGCCATTCCTCTATGTAGATAATTTCGGTCTGACTCAGTATCTGCCTTTTGTCCTTCGACAAAAAGCTTTCCGTCTTGTGTGTAGACATTTACTTCTTCCTTTCTAAATCCTGCGAGTGCTAACTCAAGCCTGGATTCTACGTTGCTTACTTGAATTAGATTGTATGGTGGATAATTACTTGCCGTCTCATGTAGGGTTCCTAGACGATCGAAATAATCTTCCATACCTATACTGTATTTATTTATACGATCTAGCAGGGTAGGAATGTCTGCACTATGAAATTTCATTAAGTTAGTCATTTGACTTCTCCTTTAAAAAGCGAGTTTGTGTTGTGTGGTCCCCGAAGGCAACCGTTACTATTTAAGCACAAATCATAAAAAAACGGGGTAGTAAACCCCGTATTTTTTTATTCGGTTTCTTCTACTCGCTTCTTTTTAGATCCAATATTGTACTTGGTTTCTAGAATCCAATCCTGCTTGTCTTTATAAGCAAGAACTTTGATTTGATTCAAAGGAGCAATGTCTTGAATCTTAGTAGCGTCTACAATGCCAATAAGACCCCAATCAGTAAGCAATTGAGCAATACGGTTACGGCGTTGGACATCATTGACGGTGAGATTTGCGTGT